ATATTGAAGGTATCTATTCTCCAGCTGCCGATACAGGTGGATCAGAGGAAGATCAAGTTATCGCAAACGTTATAACGAACATGAATGCTGCTGGGTATGATTCTTCTTATGCAGCTGCTTACTATCCGAATGTCCGATTGGGAGATACTCTCAATGGAAATGGAACTGTTCTCAAAGCTCCTCCTTCGGTTGCAGCACTTGGAGCGATTGGTAAATCAGAAGCTGACTCTCAGCCTTGGTTTGCACCTGCAGGCTTCCAAAGAGGCGGTTTAAACCCTCTCGGCGGCGCTCTTGGACCTCAAGTACTTGGAACAGTAGAACACCTCACTAAAGCTGATCGTGACTCTCTATACGAAGTAAACATTAACCCAATCGCACGTTTCCCTGCAACAGGTGATACCGTGATCTTTGGCCAAAAAACTCTCCAACAATCAGCATCTGCTCTTGACCGAATCAACGTTCGTCGCTTGATGAACTATCTCAAGAAAGAAATTGGAGATATTGCTGATACAATCTTGTTTGATCAAAATGTTCAAGCAACTTGGAATCGCTTCAAGACTAAAGCAGACCGTGTTCTTTCACAAGTCAAATCAGACTTCGGTGTTACAGAATACAAACTTGTTCTTGACGAGACAACAACAACACCTGACCTTCAAGATCGTAATATCTTGTATGCGAAGGTATTTGTTAAGCCAGCCCGTTCAATCGAGTTCATCGCAGTTGACTTTGTTATCACACAAAGCGGCATAGAACTATAATCGATACTAATTAAAG